CTTGGTGATTTTGCGTTGCTGTTTAGCGATCACTAGGGTATCTCCCCGTACGCTTCGACTGACACGGGATTCGATGGCGGCCGTCCACCCGTCTCGGCAGGGCACAACTTACCCTCGGCGATTCGCTGTTCTTCGGTGAAATGTCCGGCTTCAATCGCCCTGGTGGTCGCCCTGGCACAGCGTTCATGGCAACCACGAATTGTGCGTCCGGTGTCCAATTCCTTGAGACAGGCCACACATAAGCCTTCTTCTTTTGCCTTGGCAACTCTTGCCGATGCTCCGCGTTTCATCTTGACCATCGCTAACCTTCGGATTGTCGCGATCATGGTTCCACCTGGGTAAAAGTGATGGCATCCATGACCTGGGTGCGTTCCATCTGAAAGGTGATCTTAAGGGTCTACCTGCCTGTGTCAATAGTATTCACTACTATTGTGGATAGAATTGTGCTAAGAAGGTACGTAAGATGTTTGCAGCAAAGGACTTGACGTGACGGCAAAGTTGTCAAAAATGTTGTCATGCCCTGATAGCGTTGGCTCTGCTGTCACCAGCGGCCAGTTTCTAAACGTCGGGATGAAGACGCAAGTCCCGACAAGAGACTTATGTATCGTCTGTTGTACCAAATCTGTTACACATTACGGGTTCTCAGTAGGCCAAACCGTTTCGACGTCCATGTACAGAACTGCTTGCGAGACAGTCTCTGGGTGGTCGTCAATCCAGATGTCGACGTTGTAGCCAGCGGCGATGGCGTACTCGCGTTTGGATTGCCCGTAACACAGCAGAACCGGAATGCCGATCGGTAGTGCCTGCGTCAGTTCGTAGCGGTTACCCGGCGTGTTCTCTCGGGCCGAGACGCAGATGATCTTGTGGCCGAACTTTATAGCGGTGGAGATGAAGCAGCGCCACAATTCGCAGTCGGCTGTGTAGGTTTGGTCGTAATCGAGGGCGATTGTTAGGGGTGTCATCGTCCTCTCCACAGTCTTACGAGTTGACACACGGCTGCGGCTGAGCCGAACACGATTGAAACGTATACAACCGCCTCGAAGGCTGTGCGCCAGTCCATCGGCTTTCCTCTTGTCATTCCGGTGACCATGCAAAGTAGCCCCGCCGGCACCGCTTGTCGTACAGGTGGGCTTCGCAACTCGTCGGGCTCATGTACCCTTTTTCAAAATGCCACTTGTCCGTACCAGAGATTGACGGGAGGGAACGAAAGATCGTGTCGCCTATCGTGTCGCTGGCCGTGCGAATGCGGAACTCTTTTTCGGTGTGGATGTGCCCGTGGTGGATTTCATGCCAGCGGGACGTGCCCCATTCCTTCGGGTATCGTGAGGTGTAGCCTTGCGGTGCGAGTTTCCGCTTGTCACCGCTGGCGATCTGATTGCCATGCTCGAACCCCAAAAACACCCCGCCCCACTGGTAGACTTTCTGGAGGATTGGTTCGTTGAAAACTCGGACATACTCGTCGAAGTGGAATCGCATCTCGATCGCATTGCCTAAGCAAAAGAGACGTTCTTCGTCATGGTTGCCGGGGATGACGAGAATATCGACGGGGGCCAACTCTCTCATTCGCGAAGCGCAGTCGACGATCATTCTCTGGGCGTAGAGGTAGGATCGCTGCCATCGGCCGTCGACGTCCTGTGGCGTGCCCCGAGTCGTTGTATTTCGGCCGGTGTCAACGTGCAGCATGTCATTGCCGATAACATAAAGATACCGGTTGGGCTTGAAGGCTGAGACATCGTTGAGGAGTCTGTCGAAGCAGGACAGATACCGGCTGCGAGCGATTTCCACGTCGTAATTTTCGAGCACTTCATTGTTCCAGCCTAGCTTTCCAATGTGGGCGTCGTAGATTGCTATTTCGGCAAGGCGTTCTTCGTTCTCTACGACTTTCGGCGATTTGACTCTCCGCTTGGGTGCAGCCAGTTTAAAGTCTGCCATGACGCGATCACGGAACTCTTCAACGTCCCAGCCTGTCCTTCGCTCGAGTTCCACAGACACGGCGAACAACGGAACGACTGCCGCGGCCTTGGTGATCTTGAGCTTGCCTGCGACGGCCTCAACCTTCATGCCCATTTCGTAGCTGCGGACACGAACTTTCTTAATGGCGAATTCTTTCAGGTCGATATTCGCCTTTGCGAGCGCCTCTTCCTTTGTCTTGACTCGCGGAGACAGGACGAGCAGATCGATGTCGCCATTGGCGTCTTCTTCGGTCTGAATCTCATCGCCAACCTCTTCAGGATCAAGGTCGGGCGGGATCACCGATCGCTTAGCCTTCGTTGTTTTTGCCATTGAGACGCCTCAGATGGTCAATAAACCGGGCAAACGCACAGAGTTCTACAGAGACAAGTGGTGGGTCGCACGCTATATCTGGGTGTTGCCCCGAGAGGTATCGGTGCAGCGCCCGCACACTACGAAACCACGCCTTCATCCTTCCTCCGTCAAGCCAGTCTTGACAGGCCTCCAGCAGTGTCTCGTAGTCTTTGGGATCTAACTTGTGCCACCACTTCCTGTCTGCCGGTCTTGGCGGTTCCCCTTTGAGTTCATCCATAAGCGATCGCCGTTTCTTAGCCATCACGGTTTCCTCCCCAGCTTGGTTTCGTCGATGAGGCGAAAGAGATGTTCCTCAAGCGCGATGACGATAGCCTCCTCAAGATCACCGCCTTGTGGCCGCATCATTTCTGCTAGCCCGGTGCTATGGAAGACACCGTGTATGAATTCATGAAAGAGGGTTCTGTGGTGGTCTTTTGTTTTTTTAGGGTCTGCGTTGATCTTAATGAGCTTCTCGAAGCCGGCGGTCTCCCCGTACTCGTCGGTGTCCATGTGCTCCAGCTTTACGGTGTACTTAATGCCGCATGGATATACGCAAGCGGGGAGAGATTTCTTCATCACTGCCCCCTACTGAAAATGGGGCGGCGCCTGTCCGCCGGCAGTATCTCGCGGTTCTCCAGTTCGGGGTCATAACCGGTGTGGGTCCGCGAAAAAAACTGCGGCTCGATTACACTACGCCCATGTCTATCACTGCACAGGATGAGTCTTCGCCGGCCATTGAAGCGTTCTGGCGGATCAACGTCGCCTTTGACGATCACCCAACCTCGCACCACCCAGCACTGTTTCTTTGCGTCGAAGTCCCAGAAAATCCATTGCCGAAAGTTCGGCTTCCAGTTGCCCTCAGAGTCCTGGCTGTATGTCGCATTCAGTTCGGCGCGATCGCACCGCCGCGGTGCTAACCGGTCACCACTGGTTGCGATGGCTGCAAGAATGAGCACAGTCTTGGCGAACATTCAACACCTCCGTGCAATTCTTCAGTCGAAACGGGAGTTGCTCCTCGCTTCCCGCATTTCAGTCCTGCCGCTACGTTGGCCAGTTCGCAGGCTTCCAGCCAGGACGCACCACGAGCCAGCATCACGCCGATCGTCGCCAGTACCTGGTCACCAGCTCCGCACACGTCGACGACAGGCTGGGTGGCCACGGACTTAGCCCGCTTCTGTTCCCCGTACTCGAACGCCAGCAATCCATCACGATCGAGTTTGAGGCAGAACCGAGGGAACTCCCCCGTTCGGAGCGCGTAACCGTGCAGCTGGTTCTCGTTCCGGTTCGGACAGATCCCGTAGCAGCCTCGGTAGACGTCCGGATCTTGCGACGGGTGTGGGTCGGCGATGACTTTCCAGTCGCGAGACAAGCAGGCTTCAACCACTTCGTGCGTGACCGCCCCTTTGCCGTAGTCGGCAATGAGCACCACGTCGGGAGTCGCGAAATCCGGGCACCACTCGCGAATCACTTGGGCGGCTGTGTGTGCGTAGTCCGAGTCTTTGTCGTCGTCGATTCGGTGGGACAACACACCGCCAATGAACACCCGAGTCTTCCGCGTTCGCCGGCAGGGTGACGCCACCAGATGGCAGTCTTCCCCTAATGCGCGGACCATCGCCTCAACAGCCAACGCGCCACCGCCTGAGACGTGTCGCGCAGTCTCCGCCACGATCGAACAATCCCCCTCTGGGCACTTCCGCACCGTTTCGAGTTTCACGGTTTCGTCAATGATGGCATCGCCGATGACAAGGATCATGTGTTTCGAATCCTTTCAATGATCGAACTGGTGGATTCCCCGTCGAACGATGGCGCCTGCGCAACCTGGCCGCCGTAGTCGCGCACGTAATCGCACGATCGGCACGTTGGCGCGTGGTGGCATCCCACGACAAGCACATCGGGCCGGCGTACGACGACAAGTTCAAACGGTGTCGGTTCGTTGAAGACAACCACGTCGTTGGCGCCCACGGCGTACAACATCTGCAACCGCTCGGATTCGGGAATGATCGGTCGCCCCTGTCCCTTCAACGATCGCACCGAGGAATCACTGTTCAGCCCAATGACCAACCGATCGCCGAACCGCTTAGCGAACTGCAGCAAGCGAACATGCCCAATGTGCAGGAGATCGAAACAGCCGTTGACGAACACCGTGCTCATGGGACACCCCCATAATGCGCAGCGTTCACGTTCTCGATCTGGCTCGGCGCATCCTGGCCGACAAGCTCCAGCGCACCTGGCACATACGGCAGCCCAATCGTCGGCAGCCATTCTTTCAGGGACGCCTCGGTCAGCCCCTCATACGTTACGAATTCGAGTTCGGCTTGGCTGCCCAGTGCATCCATGACCGTCAGGGCGATTCCTCGTGCCCGCTGATCACGGGCCGTTGCTATGTCGCGGTAGTGCCCTCGTGTCGTCATCGACGACAGATTCGCGACAGGCTCCCGAATCACTACCAGCACAACAATGCGTTCGTAACCTCGCTCCCGCAGTGCTGGAACCCACTCGTGCAACGAGGCGTGCTGAATGATCACGAACGGACCGGTTGCCTCCGTCAACTCGTCCACTGTTTTCGGCTGCAGCGTACTGCCGCTTCCACCGCACCCCGAACGGACAAGGATCGACGCCATCAGGCGATTTCCCGACGGCCTTGGCCCAGAAACAATGTACGCCGTCTTCTCCACTGGCAGAACGTCAGGACGCTTGAAGACATACGTGCCGATTGACTCACGCCCGAGGTCGGATTCAATCTGGCTGGATTCCACTAGTGCTAATCCCTCGCGCGCGCAGAAGTCCCTCAGACCCTGATCGGTCCAGTAAGTCAAGTGCTCCCCTGGCCGGTAATGCTTGCTAGCCCGAATGTCATCGTGATCTTTGAAGATCGGCAGCGACACGAATAAGTGCATACCAGGCTTCACGCTTGTCAACAGCCTGTCAGGCTGCTCGATGTGCTCTAGAGAGTCCCAGCAGGTGATCGCACCGGGGAACCGTGACACTAGGCTGTAAGGCGATCGAAATAGCCCCCGCTCTTTCAGCCAGCCCACGGCTGCTGGCATTACATCAAAGCCCTGGGCCTGTCCAAACGCTTCAATAAACGCCCCGCAACCAATGCCCACGTCAAGCACTGATTCGCAGCCGTGCCGCTTCACCAGTTCGACGCGTGCTGACGTCAGTTGTCTGCCGAGTTCTGTTTCAGCGTAGCCCTGGTACTTCGCGAAATACTCATCGCCGTATTCGATTCGTTCGCGTGAGACTTGCCGCCACATCCCTTCGGAGGGCTCGTAGAGCGGACGAACCGAAAGCATGTTGATCGCTTCGTCGAAGATCGTCTGAGGCGACAAGCGGTACAGCGCCTCGCAGCCAGCCCAACAAGCCGCCCGCGCCTTGGGTGCCCGGTAATGGCACCTCACGCACGGCATCGACTCTTCATAGACGCAGTTCAGTGAGTCCAAGTGCCCAAAGGCGATCTTTGGATCCGTCGGTCCACACACAACCAGAGTGGGGTGATCCATCGTGCCGCAGACATGGGCAGGCCCTGAGGAATTCGTGACAACCAGTCGTGATCGCTGGATAATAGCCAGGGCGTGCTCCCAGGGAAGATAGCTCAGGGAGTTCATGTGACGGAATGTGCCGTCGTCATGTCCCAACATGAAGACCGGCGACCATCCAGCCGCTTGCAGCAGACGATATAACTCCAGCCAATAGGCCACTGGCCAGATACGAATCGTATGCGCCGCCTGAGGAAATAATGCGATTGTTCTGTCGTTGCTTGTTCGGTCTGCCCAGTCCTGAACCTCACGGGACAACTCGATAACGCGCGGTCTGCAAGGTTCGCCACCTGCTCTGAGGTAGCTTGCCCGGTGCGCCAGTCGTGTCATTCGCATCCCAACTACTTCCCGCCCACCAGGAAAGAACGTCGTCTCCATACGTTCCTCAGGTGAGGGCGTGACAACCTGCCCAAACAGCCGCAGCAAATCAGCCTTTGCTCTTATGGCGTGGTGAATCAATGGCCGATCCGTCCCCTTGCTGCCCTCACTGATCCAGGCAGTGACCATCGCATCACCGAAGCCGTGCTTGTTGGCATTTAACACGATAGCGTTAGGCGGCATGTCAAACGGTTCAGGTGCGACGTCAAGCGGGATTGGCGCGTGGTTATTCCGCCGTGCCTGCCGCCTGCCGTTCCGTTTGGCAACCAGATCACTTGTCGTTATCGCCGTTTCTGCGGTCGCATTCATCGCACGCCTTGATAATTAGATCGCGGTACACATCATTACCGGTTAGAGCGTGAGCAACACCGTCCACCACTTTGATCGCCACCGTCCTCACTGATTCCGTCCAGCCCATTCGCTTGACGTTGTGGTGAAGTTCCTCTGCGAGTTTGTCCACATTCTCACGGCACTTAGCAACGCCCCAGTCGTTCATTTTTGCGGCTGTGGCTTTGCAGTAATTCTGGCACGGCGGCTTGCCCGTCTTCTCACGTATCATCTCGGTCAGAACATCACCAACCAAAGCAAGCGGCGCAGGTTTTGCCACATAGCGCGCCCGCCGTCTGGCGTTTCGTTCGGCAATCAAGTCTTTGGTCATTCACGAGCACTCCGAGAATGTGGCCGTAACAGTTGCACCATCTCCACCACACGGATCGCAACCACCTGGCACCAATTCAATCAACGTTCCAGAGAAGACCGCAGAAAACGGATCAGTGCAATTTATTTGATCCAAGGTAAAGTCCGATGTCGCGCATTCTGCACCTTCGGGAATAATCGAGAACTTCACCGCATCCTCGGGATCTGCCTCGGCACCACACTCCAGCAACAGTTGCGAATTGATCCATTCGCCACTGCAGTCCCCTCCAAGATCCTTAGTGGCACGCCATGCACCGCAAACGCCTGCTCCCAATAGTCCGGTCAAATCAAGTGAGTCCGTAATCCCTCCGGTCAGCTCCAGATGCACGCACGTAAGCGAGTTCAGGCGGTCGCACGCGCAACAGCCCTCGCAACAGCATTCTTGATACGCCGCAAGACTTGCGGCAGACGCACGGATCAACAGTCCGTTCTGCCGGAACAACAGCCCGTTCGTTCTACGCACTAGGTCTACCATTACGATCCGCTTCCACTCTCATCACACTGTTCGTCCGTTGTGCAAACCACGTTTTCAGCGATCACGTCGCACGAACCGAAGACGATGACATGGGTTTGCTCTTGAATAATGCAATCGCCGTCGTCGTAGACATCCGTCGTAACAAGTAGCTGCGCGAGGTTGATGGTGGTGTCCTGAAGTTCAGACTCATCACCGCACGCTAAGACTGAACGTGTCCGATACTTCAGCTTCAATTTAGGATCAGAACATTCCTGGCCGCTTCCGCTTCCGCCGGCGTCCGTTTCTTCATACGCAAGCTCTACTGATGAAATAACGTTGGCAGTTGCGGGAGCGTTTCCTTGTTCTGCAGGCATGCAGGTCAGCGCTTGGATCTTCTGCTTCATTGGAACCGGGCAGTAGCCGTCGACGGGAACCATGAATTCGTATTCTTCGTGTTCCGTATTGAGGATGACGTGCTTCCTGAGTGCGTGGCTGTATGTCGTCCAACCCGTTCCGCCGTTCTTGGACGCTAGGTCCATCCGATCGTGAACTGATTGAATCGACGGCCACCGCTGCCCGAATGGATACCAGCCAGCCGGTGAATGCTGGGACACCGCTGGCGATCCGCCAGGGCAAAACTCCTCGTGTTCTACTTCGTTTAAGATCGACCCTTGGTCGCACTGAACGACGTAATACCGCATCGTCGAATTGTCGGTCTCGTTCGCGATGTCCACGTCGAGCGTGGCGAACCCCACGGCGCCAGCGAAAGCATATGGAAAAGTCGAACCATAGAACCGAACTTTCAAAGGATCGTTATCGCCGGCCGGCGTCCATTGATCGGCGGGGAAGTCCGCATTGGCATGACCGATATGCTTTGAGATCGCGACAAGGATGTCTTCATCCACGTAATCAGGACTGCGCGAGGCGGAAGTCACAAACCAGTAGCTTGCTTCTAGTTCCTGGCACTCCTTGACGATCCACTTGTCCCCGTCGTCGTTGTAATAGTCGGCGATTCCCTCGCAGTCCTTGACGGCGCCTAGCCATCGTTTGTCGCCGAAAATCACTTCGATCGTATCGCCCACCTCGACCGGGACATCGCCAATAATCGCTTCAACAATTGCATCGGCGCGCCCAAAGGCCTTTCCGGCCGCGTCCTTCTCCCGGCTGCGGTCCTCAAGTAGCTTGAACAGGACCGTGCCAACCATCAAGTCGGGGATGATCCAGAAGCGCTTGCCGTCGGGTGTGGGAACCTCGACATACACAATCTCCGTGTCTATTGGTATGTACTGCCCGTTGATCGTCCTCCCAAGTTCTTCGGACGTCCACGCTCGCTTGTCGGTTGTTGGACAAGAGCCCGTCACACTGTCGTCGAATTCCAGGTCGTAGATCCTGAAAGGCAATTGACAGCCTGCCGTTGGATATGTTGGATGCTCGGCAGTTGCTGCCGTGATCCCGGTTCGACACTGGACGGCGTTCTGGTCAGCTCGACTCTGTAGGTTGCGGATCTGCTTGTGAAGATTCTCTTGCTGGTACTTCAGCCGAGTAACCGCCGATGCGATCTTCTTTGCGCTGCTCTCGTCGAATGCATGGAAGCCTTCGCCAGCCATCAGGCAAGAATCTCCTTGATCACCGGCACGTCTTGAAACGTGACTTCCTTGCCCTCCCACCAAGTGCCGTAGATGGGTGTGAACGCCCCACAGACATCTAGTGCGTGTCCATCGCCGTCTAGCAGCGCTGGCGCTCTGATTGGCATACCGTGCGGGTCAATAAGGGCAACCGCCGGTGCGCGACCTGAGATAACAGGCGTTCCACCCTGTCCAGCATCGCCGATAGCACCACCGTGCAGATCGGGATCGCCATCGCAAGCGATCGAGTCCATGCCAATGTCGGGAATCCTGAACAGAAAATCTTCACCGTCCGGGAGGATCTCGAAATAATATCGGACCTTCCAGAAGTCCACCGTATTCTCGCGAGTGAACTCGACTTCACAATCGCGAATCTTTGCTTGTGCTGGTACGATTGGCCCGATCGTCAGGCCTTTATAGTCAACCGAGAACTCTTCGCCGTTAGTGAATCCGACATACGACTTGTTTCCGTCAAAGGTCTCAAGGTTTTGTTCCACTGATATCCACCAGCGAAACGTGTCGACCTCGGGGAACGGGTCGAAGGGCTTCAGGTTGGAACTGACTGGTATCGTTGGGTCGCCAACCTCCACACCCGTAGTGATCTTTGACGAAATCCTTGCCGAGTATCCGCCAAGGTAATGCAACTGATCGCCTGGCTTGGTGACAGCATTGGAACTCGCTCGGATGATCGGTCGATATTCGAGAGGGCTCGTTGTCGTCTTATCGTCTGTTGTCTGTCTGGCGTCGTCAGACTCGCGAGAGTAGCGAACTACGACATTCCACCAGTCCGTCGTTTCTGGTTTTCGTACTGCGCTGATGTTCTCGCACGTTGCGAGACTGCCGAAAGTGTCGTTAGCGTACGCGTACGGAAAGGCTAGACCGAATTTATTGAGTTGCCACCAGATGATAATGTTCTGGGCTTGGTCGAATGCGGTATCTACCTGCAGATGCCAGACGGCCGTGTATTCAACCGGCCCATCACGGTCAATAGAACCCGTGGAACCTGCCCACGCCATTTGTACAGTTTCCGGAATTACCGCCATGATTATCCTACGATGGTGGTTTTTTTGACTTTGACGGGTTCTGGAGGAGGCTTCAGGCTTTCGAGGAGCAATTCCTTAATGAGTTCGTTTCGCTTGCGGTCGAGTTTGGCTTGTTCAACCCTGAACTTGCGTTCCTCTCTCATTTGCTGATTGCGATTGCGGGCCGCCGCATTCACAGCCGCCATACCGCCTGCTGACCCCTTGACGCCTCCAAAAGTGCTACCGTGCTGGAATCCAGGTGCTGTGACATCTGAAAGGCCCTCCAGTTCTTCGCGCAGCCGAGCAACCTTGTCCGGATCAAAGGCGTCATGCATTGATTCCTTCAGTTCGTCAACGACCTCCACTGTCTTGGCGATTGCCGCTGTGGCGGTGTCGACCGGCGCCCTTGCTGCCTTGAACTTCTCGGCAACCTCTTTGTCGACGATCAGACCGAGATTCTTGGCAGCCTTAACCGTCCCCTTAATCACCCACAATAGAGGACTCATCGCAGCCGAGAGCTTGACGACGCCTTCGATCGTGCGAGCGATCGCCGGGACGAATGGCGTAAGTTCCGCCATGAACTCTGCCGAGGCGAGGGCAACCTGAGTGATTGATGGCGCCAATTCAGCCACGAGTTGACGCCAGAACGCCTCGCTGGATTTCTTCGCGAGAGTGATCGCGTCATTCATTTCCTCAATATTGTCGCTCTGGACTTTCGTGAGAGACAGGCCAATTGAATCCATTACGTCGCGGATGCCACCCAACCCGCCTGCCATCGCATCGAATGTGTTGATGAGCGACCCAGCCTGGCGACTGCCAACCAATGCGCTCAGGATGTCCAGTTGCTCAGCACGCGTACCAACCGACTGCAAGGCCTTGCCGATATCCTCCATCGAATCAACGACGCTCTGGGCCTTCAGTGTATCGACGTTCAGCCCTAGCTTCTTGAATGCGTCGGCAGCTTCGCCTGTGCCACGAGTGGCGTCACCAATGGAGATCGTTAGACGCTCCATCGCCTGCCCCGCTTTACCCGCATCAGCTCCGCTGAACTCGGCGAGCAAAGAAACGGCTTCGAGCTGCTCAACTTCGATATTGAGCGCCCTGGCGCGTTTCACCAACTCATCAAAGCCGGAAGCGGCCTCCAGCATCTTTGCCAAGGCTTTCTTGGCGGCGAGACCGATGGCCGCGACCGCGGCGGCGGCGACAGCAGCAGCAGCAGCAATACCCTTCATTGCAGTCGCTGCGCCAGTCTTAAAGCCCTTTAGATCCCCCTTCGCCTTCCCTAGACCCTTGCGCACGCCTTCAGAGCTGGCCGTGACTTTGATATTCAGCGTCGAGATTGTTTTCTTGGCCACGTTCTGCGTCCTGTATCTTAAACATCAGGGCCTCTAGTTCTGGCCCGTGCGGGTCGTCGTCCTCGGTGTAGTGCGTGATCCAATCTGAAAACTGACTCCAGTCAAGGCATCCCAGCAGGTAATCGGGATGCGGCCAGCCGAGCTTTTCGCACAGGTCGAACGCAAATGTCAGGGAGGCGACCCGTTGTTTTTTTTTGCGGCATCTTCACCCAACCCGCACAGGTCCGTTGCCTCTTCAATTAGTGACTGTATGGCGGCAAAGTCACGTCCTAGCCGTGCCTTGCCATCTACGCTGTCAAACTGCAACTCGCTCTCTTCATTGGCGATCATCTTGGATAGCAGTTCAGTCGCGAACTCAATTGCCTCTACGTCACTGGTAAATCGGCCATCGTCGTCACGCTGATACTTCTCCTGCATCTGAACGATCGGCAGCAATATCAACGCGCTGGGCTTATTTAAGCGGACATCGCCACCCCAGCTTGGGACAGGAACGATACGATGCGACTCTCGCGATTTAATCGATGAAAAATCAACGAATGGCACCTGCGACCCTCCTGTTTATGGCACGGTGTAGGTGGACTCTGTAATCGCCGTGATTCGGCGCAAAGTGATGTCTCGCATAAACACGCTGTTGGGTTCGTCTTGGGTCGTGTGCCCGATTGAAATCACACGCGCGTCAAAGACCTGAGTTGGCATGTCGTCAGTCGAGGCGATGCCATCGTGCGGGTATGCCAGCTGCACTCCGATCACACCGCCGCCACTCCCGGAGGCTAAGTGACGGTTTGTGAATGACGTGTCAAACTTTGTGCCAGCGGTGTCACCGGGATACCAGTATTGCGTGAAAGTAAACTCGCTCGGCCCCTCAATACCTGGAATCGGAACATCCAGCGTGTCATCAAGCTCCTTACCATCCGCCTCGGTTCCTTGTTGGCCAACAGGGGTCATGCCCTTGACGCGGCCGACCGTCGCGTACGAAGTGCCACCATCGTGGTCCACCCGCACCAATGTTCCCAATGCGACGTTTGTTGCAGCCATAATGTCACTCCTCGTAGCCAACGACTTGAACTTCAGCGGTGGCTATATGCCGCCCCTCGTCGCCGTTGTCGTTGGTTGGTTGGTAATTGTCTGAATGATCGTCCACGAATAGTCCTTGCACCGTGCCATCACCGAATGTGCCCGTCTCAGTGTTTAGGGCTTTGATCGCATCGGCCAGCAGCTCAACGTTATCTAGGGCTGTCTCATCACCGACACACTCGACGTCAAACGTTTCGCGAAACTGTTCACTTCCGCCCTGCGACTTGTCCAGCGTCAAACCCTCTGAATCGTCGGTTGTTCCACGTCGGAACCACAGGTATGGCAATGCCTGACCTTGTGGTACTTTGTTTTGATACACACGAGTCGACACAATGTCCGTGATTGCCGTCTTGGTCAGGATGTACGTTCTGAATGATTCACCGATACTAGCCATCAGACTTTTCCTGCCTCCGCTTCCACTTCAGCAGCTGTCTTTGCGGCGAAGATCCGTAGCGATTCGGCTTGCTTCTGTTTCGCCGTGCGTTCCACAAACTCGTCGCCTCGTGTTCCTGGGTGCTGAAACGTGCCTTTGATCAACTCGCCAGATCGCGACATAAATGATCCAGTGATCGAGTGCGGTTTTGTGTCCTGGTCAACAACGTGGATCTGAACGGCTCCGCGCCGTTTACGCTTAGCCTTCGACTGACCCGCCATCGCGATAACGAGCCCCCTAGATGCGTCCGTCGTGACCTGGAGCCCCATTGTTCTTTTCAGGTCTTTCTCGTCGCTCGGGGCGTTGGTGCGGAGCCCCTTGACGAACGGAGCCGCGGCAGCCCTGATCGACTTACGAAGGATCTTCTTTTGCACCTTAGCCTCCATCACATCGAGCTTCTTTCCCGTGCGGAGGATCTGGCGTTCAAGGTCGGCAATGTCGATGCCATCAGCCATTGCTTAAATCCCCCTCACCGCACACGATCTCTGTGTCCAAGCCGAACGTCTCGTCGTCTCGGATGAACCCAATGTTGAGCGCTCGCCCTGAATGTGGGCCGCTCCGTCGTATAATTTTGTCTTTCGTCGTCAACGACCAATCCAGATCGATGTGCATCGTGACGAGCACACTGGCATCTGCAAATTCCTGTCGCGCTATCTCGCGCTCACGTCCGTTCAAAGGCTTCAGGGAGAAATACACGCCAGTTGCCACCGTCGTGTCGCTTCCCGTGAGTTGCCCGCGGCTGTCGAGCGTCGTGGACGGACGCATGATGTCACCAATGTGCCGCTTAAGCGGTTGTGTGGTTTTCATGCCGTCACCCCGTACGCGCCGAACTTAACGCCACAGTGGAGACCGGAAAGTAAATCACAGATGAAGTCTGGAATGTCGGCCTTGTCGCGATTGAGAAACCAATAGTCAATTAGCGCCAGGATCGCCTGTTTCGCCTCGGCCGGTACGGCTGTCACTGTCGTATCTCCCGCGACATAAGTGACTGTGACCGCTTCGGGATCTTCTGTGTGGGTCGTCGGCCAGGACACGGTTGGAGCAAGTGCCACGAGTCCGGGGCTGGAATTGGTCCGTACGTTGTAATCACCCGAGTCCAATGTCTGCGATACATTTGACGAGTCGACGTAGGTGATGCTTGTGACGGATGCCAGTGGAGGGCGGGGGATCTCGATGCACCGTCCGGCCGGGAATCGCTGTAGTGTGAGCCTCCAGGTCTGCGTCAGCCACGCTCGCCGCGTCAATCGTTCAGACGCTTTGCGTGCCCGCTTGATTAGATTCTGGAGAATTGGGTCGTGCGCAGTAATCGACGCAGCTACGAGCACTTGGTCTTTTGCTTGACTAAGCGTGACAGGCTCTTGCGTTGCATCGGTGACAAGCGAAAGTCCCACACTGCTAATCCTCGGGCTCGTCGGTGCTTGAGGCGGTTGTCTCAGCCGGCTTAGGTCGCGTGCCGAAGCCGCCCTGAAGCAATAATTTTGCCAGCTTTTGCGTAACGTTTACCTGGTCACCTGGTTTCGCATTCAGCGTTCCGGGTGGACCAGCCGCAATTGCTTTCATGTCGATTAGCATTAGACGAGCACCACATGAATAACTCCGGTTTTTGTGTCGCCGCCCGATGCAACGACAATCTTGATTCGGTCATCTGCGACCGCGATATAGTCTTCAACTGGTTCCCCAGCTGCGGCGTACAATGACGCATCTCCTGCCGTGTCGTGGGTTGCCTGCCGCGGTGCAACCGTTTCCGATGCATTGATGTTCGTGTCAGTCCAAACAGTTTCGCCCGTGCCTTCCACAGTGATCGTGAAGTCCACGCCATCAGCAAAGTCCGTCTTGACGTATCGCAACTGCGAGATTCGGCCGGTGACAACCGGCGTATAGCCCGTGACCGAGCCGTCCGCGATCGTCGTGAGCGTAACTGCGTGCCTTTGGGCGTAGCTCATGCGAACTCCGTGTTACACAGTGATGGCTGGCGGTGCTGCCACGCCAGACGCGCCTGTGATGATCCAGCCAACTGTTGAGTCAACGAATTCGAGCGTGACCGAATCTCCCGCGTCTGCAAGCACGACGGTTGCGAAGCCAGTGACCGTGGTCGGTGTCAACGTGCC